CAGCCGGAAGCTGGAAGAGTATGAGATGAAAAAAGCTTTGACTTGGCTGAGAGCAATGGATTTTTATCAGGAGTAAGTATAAAAAATTCAAGTTTTTGTAATAATCTCTTAATATCGATATATTTGAAAACAAAAACTTTGATAAAAATAGTAGGAATAATTTTAATAGGAGGTAACCCATGGCGAGAAGAGATAGACTGAGCTGGGATAAGGAGAAAGAGGCTGAAATCGAGAAGAAAGCCGATCCTTACACAATGAATCAGGATCATCCAAATCCACCCGCTTCAAAGTATGATATAGGTGGCCCTTCCCAATTTGCAGAAGATCCGGACATGAAGAAACCTTGGAAAACAGAAGGTCGTACTGAAACCGGTCATCCTGCTCCTGCTGCTCGTCAGGCTGTTAAAGCTGCCCGCCAGTTGGAAGACAAAGCTCTGAAATGCATTACCGTTGCTCAGAGAATGCTTCCGGGGGCTTCCGATGAACTGATCGAAGATCAGGCAACTGATCTGATGTACATTCCTGAGAGCCGTATAATGGCCACATTACAGCGCCAGGCTAGTTTTGCTGAAATTCTTGCCAACGGCGACGAGGACGAGAAGAAAGAGGAAGAAGAGGAAAAAGAGGCCAAGAAGGAGGAGAAGGAAGAAGAAGCTCCTGCTGAAGAGGAAAAAGAGGCCAAGAAGGAGGAGAAGGAAGAAGAAGCTCCTGCTGAAGAGGAAGAAGAGGAAAAAGAGGAAAAAGAGGCCAAGAAGGAGGAGAAGGAAGAAGAAGCTCCTGCTGAAGAGGAAAAAGAGGCTGCTTCTGACGAAATCGACCTTAATCCTGGTGTCGATCTTCTTGACGCAATTTTCGCTAATGAAGAAACAGAAAAAGTTGGTGCAAAGAAACTCAGTGGTATTGTGAAAAAGGCTTCAACAGACGTCACTCTTGACAACCTGTGGAGCGCTCCCCCTGATGTTTCAGAGGCCTTTCCAACTGGAAGAGTGTAAATAAATTTCCTTCGGGAAATTGTTATAATAAACAGTATTATTCATCTTAAGGAGGTGAGCTAAATGGGTTCAAATCTTCCTGTTCCTAACCAACACTGCAATGTCCTTTATCGCCAGACCTATAATACGTATGGTGCTATTATAGCGGCCGGCTTGACTCAGGACAACCGCGTGGGGAACGATCAGAAAGTAAACAACTCTCGCCTGTCCACAACTACCAATAAAGGTCTTTTGGCAGGTAGTGTTGTAGCTGTAGCTGGAAGTCAGACCATAGGTGCAGCCGCTGGTGACAGTTCCACGTACGACAAAGTTGTCGGTATCGCTGTGAACGACGCTGTCGGTAATCCTTTTGAGTCAAGTTCCGCTGTCGGCTCGGGAAAAGTAGTATATGCACATGGATCAGGTACTGTGATTAGTACCGACATCTATGAAACCAAAGCAACAGACGGTACAGCCGCTATCACTTATGCTTATGGTGACAAGCTGTATGCTTCACAGAACGGTCTGTTAACCAATTCAGACGGTATGGACTTAACACAGGCTGGACTAGATCTTTATTCCACGCTTCTCGGTATTGTGTTAAAGGTCCCTACCGCATCCGATCCATTCATGACCTTTCAAATGAAAATATAAGGGAGGTGAGTCTCTAATGGCTGAAATTAGCAATCAAGTAAAACAGGATATTATCCAGGAATACATTAAGACGGCTGGTGGGCGTGTTAAATTAGCAGCATCAATGACACAGCCTTTACGTCTTAGGAGAGACTATACCTCAGTTGGTCGTAAGACCTTCTTGGTAGAGCAGCTCCCTGACGGCGCATTGCCGATTTATGACAAGGATCCAGGAGTGACAGCATACGTGGTTGGTGAAGAGGGTCAGAACATTCTGGCTATCACCAAACCTCGTCGTGTTATCTTCCCCTTGTTTGAAATTGCTTCAAATCCCGAAATCCCGCTGACCCAGGTCAAGGAACGTAGGTTTGATCTCATCGAACGTGCTCAGGACCTTGCGAAAGCTGAGATCCAGGCTGAAGAAGACACCCGTGTCTTTGAGGTTCTGGATGCAGTTGCCACATCAGGTTTTGATAACATCGGTGCGACCAATGCTGACATTCCGGCAACAGCCCCGTTAACACCGGCTGATCTGGCAGACGCTTTTGCTCTTATCGAGCGGCATGACCTTCGCGTAGCCCGTGTGTTTACAAATGCATTGGATTACAGCGATATCCGTAAGTGGGGCAGGGACGTTCTGGATATCGAGAGTCAGGCAACCTTACTGAAAACAGGTCTTATGGCCTCAGTATGGGGAGCTCAGATCATCGTTTCACGTAGGGTCCCGACAGGGTACATCTATGTGTGTGCAGAACCTGAATTCTTTGGACGGATCCCGGTCCGTACAGAACTTACAGTTTTGTCTGCTGATGATCCGAAGAACCGCACTATCGGTTTCTCGTGCTTTGAGAATCTCGGTATCGGTTGTCACAACCCCCTTGGACTGACAAGGGTAGTGCTTTCTCGCTAAATAATTGCTATTAAGTGATTTTTAGGCCACTAAGAAATTAGTGGCCTTTTTTATTTTTATAAAAGAAAGCAAAGGATAGGTCTCTATTTTTATATGCACTATATTATAAAAAAGTATTTCATTTTTATGTGCCCTATATTATATTAGATATATGTCTTCTTTTTATACTGAACAAATAGGATCAGACAGTATTCTTCATAATAAATACGGCATTTATTCTAGAAACGAGTTAGAGTTTCAGATTTATGAGGGACTCTTAACTATAGGTGAATTAGCACAGATTTATGATTTAAAAGAATATCAAATGGTACATGTTTTGAGATCTCTAAAGATATCTCAGAGAAACAATCTTAACGATATTCGTACATCATCTCCTTTTCTAACATCCCACATGCATCAAGTATTACTCGGTACGCTTTTAGGAGACGCCTATATGAAAGAACCTAAAAGGTATCAAGTAGCTCATAGTGTTAATCAAATAGACTATTTGTATCACATAGCTTTTAATTTATCCCCTTTCATTTCTGCTATAGGGTATGGGAGAAATAATATAGGTGAATTCTTTTTCTTATGGACTCATAATCATTATTTATTTATACCTTATTTTGAAAAATTTTACTCCCACGGTAAGGCTAAAAAATATTTGAGAAAAGATATAATATATGAGTTAGATGCCCGTGGGCTTGCTTATTGGTATATGGATGATGGTAAATATAATAAATATGGAGTTTATCTATGTGTAGGTAATATTACATTTAAAGAGGGAGAGGGTTTTATTATAGCATTAAAGGAACGGTTTGGTCTGGAATGCACGTTCCAATTTCATAATATAGAAAAAGGCCATTATAATATTTATATCAAAGCTGAGAGTAGAAAAAAGTTTTTTGCTTTGATTGAACCATTTATTATACCTTCAATGAGTTATAAATTAAAGGGTGAAAGTCCTCCTAAGACGCCCTTTTCAAGAGAATTGGTTTTAAATTACCATAAAGATTTATGTAGTAAAGAAAAGAGACCTATTTATTTCTCGGGACAGGATTTTTCTGAGATTATACATAGAACTTCAAAAGAATTATATATTGAAAAAATTAGGAATGATATAATAACTAATAAACAAATTTCTAGGACTCAATTCAGGGTATTACCCTCAGAGGATGTATTACGAGAGATGTTTTCTAATGGAAAGACTGATCAACAAATAGCTGATCAATTTAAATTTGGCCGTAATAGAATAGCAGCAGTAAGAAGATCGATAGGTATACCGAGAAAGAAGTATAGAAAATGAGTGCAATTTCTTTTCCTTGTTTAAATGTAAAGCTGGTACCAAGTGATCAGGTTCAGGGTAATCTTTATAACCCCAATAAAGTAGCCGTACCTGAAGTGAAGTTACTTATCAAAAGTATTGAAGAAGACGGATTGACACAACCCATTGTTGTCTTTTATGAAGAAGAGGAGGATAAATACATTGTTATTGATGGGTTTCATAGATTTCTAGTTCTTACTGATCATTTTAAATGTACTGAAATACCGGTAGTCATTCTTGATAAGTGCATCAACGATAGGATGGCCTCTACAATCAGACATAATAGAGCCAGGGGCAAGCATCAGATAGATCTTATGGGAACTCTAGTGAAAGAACTCTCTGAAAAGGGTTGGCCGGATGAGCGTATAGCCCAGCACCTAGGTATGGAAGGTGAAGAGCTTCTTCGTCTTAGACAGCAGATAGGATGTGCGAAGTTTCTGGCTTCTAATGAATATAGTATGGCGTGGGAAATGAGAAATGAACGGTAAAGTTATTTTCACAAATGATATAGAGTATGAACTTAAACGTATAAGAGATATTTCACGTAACTTTCTTCGTAAATTTTATGTTTATGGAAGTGACTTTAAAGATGTATCTCAAATACAGTCAGAGCTTCATGATTTCATATTTCTTGGATTAAGAGAGACCCTTAATCCTAAATATTTAACAATGTTTACTGATAATAAGGAGAGTGATTTTTTTGTTTTAAAATATCCTCGTTTACATGATATAATGGACCGTAATATTGAAATGCACCAAATGGCTCTTAAGGGCTATAAATTAATTATTGAAAATCACCCCTTTCTTAGTAATAGTGATGTTTTCTGGTGTTATTTTCCATGGAGCTTTTTTAATAAAACTTTATTAGGTTACCCACATGCCTATGCCTTTAGGAGTGCCAAAACTATAAAAGGTATAGACCCCTTTGATTGTTCTGTGTTGGCTAGTAAAGTAACCTCAGCTTCAGAGACAACAATACAAACGATTTTCGAGGACATAAAAGTTGGACGGGTAGCTCTTGATATGGAAACTCATACTTTATATAAAGAGAAAAAAAAGGAACTTTTTGAGACAGAAACAAGTCCTAAACGTATTATAAAAGAATTGAAGAAATTTGTTAATAATAGAGATAACCGATTAAAAAGAGGGTTTAATTTATTAAATTTTAATAGGATATTTAATCAGTATTGTCAAGGAGAAAGAACTCTGGTAATATCTAATTCTAAAGTGGATATCTATTTGGAAGCAGAATTTTGGAAATATATAAATAGTGCTAATCTTTTTATGAAGACTTTATGGAACTTCCGTTAAATAAAATTTTTCTTAAGGAAAATGTTCTTACAGAAGCTCATAAAAGAGTTTCTTTAGTTTTTGATAAATTTGAATCCATTGTTGTCTCTATTAGTAGTGGGAAAGATAGTACTGCTCTTTACTGGTTAGTACTCCAGGAAGCCCGGAAAAGAAATAGAAAAATAGGGGTCTTTTTTCTTGATCAAGAAGTAGAATATGCCAGCACAGTTTCTCTCATTGAAAAAATGATGTCATATGAAAATGTGATATCTTTATGGTACCAGGTAGACTTAAAAATGACTAATGCTACTTCTTTTGAAAATGACGTGCTTAATTCTTGGGGTAAGAATGAGGAATGGATGAGAAATAAACACCCTATGTCAATACATGATATTGAAGGGTGTTACCCTGATAGATTTTATAGTTTTATGGAGTGGGTAGAGAAGAATCATGAGAATACCGCTTTTTTTGTTGGTCTGAGAACTGATGAGAGTTTAAATCGGCTTAGAGCTGTTATAAAAAATCCTGGGTTTGATGGTATATTATGGAGTACAAAGGCTAAAAGGAGTAAAGGAACGTATAGATTTTATCCTATATATGACTGGGGAATTGGTGATGTGTGGAAATTCATATATGAGAATAATCTGCCCTATAATGCTGTTTATGATAAGATGTTTAAAGCAAATAAGAACTACTATAAAACTATGAGAGTAAGTAATCTTATTCATGAAAAGAGTTTTAAATGTTTATCCGATTTACAAATTTATGAGCCTGATACATATAATAAATTAATAAAAAGAATATCCGGTGTACATGTAGCTTCTATATATGCTCAAGAAAATGGGATATTTAATGCAACTAAACTGCCCGAGAAATTCAGCAGTTGGTTAGAATATAGGAACTATTTATTAGAGACTACTCCTTTTAAGAATAAAGAAAGATTCATTACTCGGTTTCAGAAGCAGCCTAAAGAAGAAGAGATGTACCGTAAACAGTCTCGTCAATTAATGCTTAATGATTATGAAAATAATCTTGCGGTAAAGACTAAAAAAATTAAAAAGAATGATTTAAGTAAATGGTGGGATATATTATAGGTTTCATTCTATTTCTTGCCACAACGAAATCCTCGGCCCTTTTTATTGATTATAGCAAAAGACCTGGTAGGGTTTACTTTGTGTTTCTGAAGAAATTTTTGCGCCGGTTTTCAAATCAATGCATTTTAATTTATAATTGAAGAGGATATCTTTTAAGACGCCCCAGTCTTGCTCAAAATGGCATTCTATTAAGATACACTTCACTTTATCCATTATTCTTTCCATACCTTTTAAAACTTTTATTTCAGCTCCCTCTACATCAATTTTGATGAAATCTATCTTTTCCTTTATATATTCATCCAATCTGATGGACTCAATACTGCCAAGAAGGCCCTTATTTTTTCCATTTACATCGTGGCCTATAATGTTTGTGCAGAATAAAGTAGAGCCTGAATAATAGTCCTCATGTCCTGTTTTGTCGCTTACCGCAGCGTTGATTAATGTAACATTGGGTTTATTTTTGAATTTTTGGTTTAATGAATCAAATGATTTTGGGTTTATTTCAAAGGAAATTACTTTGCCGGAATTTCCGACTAAGGCAAGAAAATGTTCAGTATATTTTCCTACATGAGCGCCTACATCAATTACAGTATCTCCTTGATGTAAGATTTCAGCGGCTCTATCGAAAATAAATTTATCCCAATCCATAAAAATTGTGCACCTATTAATAAATTATTATATATTGTTGTTATTAGAGGCGCGGAGCCTTTTTAACGTGTCCGAAAGAATTGGTACTTGTGTATGATACGCAAGTATCTCATTGTCTAAAAGAGGCAATGTAGATTTCTACATGGATGCATTTGTTTTATTAATTAAAACTTTAAATAATAGGAGGTATGCCATGGCATATCGTACTTCATTTTTGAAGATGACTGAACTTGTTCTGAGTTTCGGTGGGAACAAAGCAAACAATCTTCTGAGCTATCTTGCTCGACCACGCTGTTTCATAGAAGGAGTTGCTGAAAAAGCTGTAGAGCATTTTAGACGCCGCACACCCTTTACAGAGTGTCACCTGGGGTTTGCTCCTCAGGATTCAAAAATCTACAAGAAACGATTCCAGCTTTTAAACCATAAAAATAGAGCCTTCCAGATTGCGATCAAGGAGAATCCTACTGTGGAAGAACTGGAAGAGTTTTCAATGATTGACCCCTGCTGGTCAATTCTTTTCCCTCTTAAGGCTATGCTGCACGATCATGTGGAGCTGGCTCAAGTATATAGAGGATTCCTCCCTTTTGGTAGGACTGTTATAGCGTTTTTTAATTCCTTGGATATTAAAGACCCAATAAAAGGTACCCCTACTTTTAAAGATCATGTTGATTTACAGGAATTATCAAACAAATTAGCAGATCTTTACGCCTGTAGTTCAATCATTGTTAACAATGAGATGTACTTAGAAGGAATGAAGATTAAAAATTTGGTGTTCCAAGAGAGTAAAGATATATGGGTGGAAGATAAATAAATTTAGGGGTTCCGCGCCTCTTTTTATAATAATCTTTTGATAATATGAATAACCTTTTAACAGGGAGCTTATCATGAAGATATCCTTATCTCATTTGATTACTGTTACCGCTAAGAAGTGGATGCAGCAGATGACTAAGTCCAAGAAATTTGAAGAAGGGGCTCTTAGAAAGCATTTTGGTCTTAAGAAAGATGAAAAGATAACTATGGCTATGCTTGATAAAGAGTTGAGCCGTCTTTCAAAAAAGTATCCGGACGGTGGCTATTCAAAATCTGATCTTGAGTTACAAAAGCGTTTACAGGCAGCCATGAATATGATGAGTCGAGGTTAATCTAAATCATCTTTGTTTTCTATTATTTCTAAAGCGCTGTCAATAGATTTATCTAATCCTGTCTTTTTCAAAAATGCTTCAAATTCATCTCTGACAGCCTGTCTTTTTTGTTCAAAACGATCAAGGGCGTCTGGACCTAAATATCCCTCAATAGCTTCCCGAACTAGTTCACGAGCTTCGTCCGGCATAGTAACAATGGCATTGGCTTCACATTTTCTTTCCCCGATCGTAGCGAGGTATTCCTGAACATACGACATATGATAATTTTTATGTGTTGATGAAGCAAGATTTTTCTTGGATCCTGTAATCAGGTTGTCTATCCAGGTCAAATTATTTTCTTCAATAAAGTCAAAATTTAGTCCGAAGCGGTCTATTATTAAATTCTCAGGGTCATAACCTAGTAGCCCGTCTCCCCATTCAATATCTTTTAAATCGTAGAGATTCTTTTTGATGAATTCAGATATACGTAAACCATCAGGATCATGGTCACCAAAATACAGGAGAACACATCTTAAACCCATATCTTCGGCTTCTGCGAATCTCCTGGCATATTCAGCTCTTTGCAGCATTGAACTCCAACCTTTTCCATTTGCTATACAGATTTTGTACTCTTCACATATAGGTTCAAAAAGGGTAACAAGGTCAATTTTCTCTACCACCATCTGAATATAATATTCCTCTCCAGCCCACCAGTTAGGGACGTAGGATTCTGGAGTATTTCTAGTAAATTTAAGATATTGCCCGAATTTTCCTATAACATCTTTTTCATCAGGTTTCTCAACATTTTTAAATTCTCGAGCATTATCCTCAGCAACAAAATCGATAGGTAAATAGCCCTGTTTACGGCATTTATTGATAAGATTATTTACTTTATCAAATTCATCCTTATTTATTAGTCTCCGGGTTTCCAATAAATACGCCCACCCTCTCGCGGATACCTTGAAACCTATCTCTTCAGAGAGGTTTTGTAAATACTCAGCGAATTCCAGAAGATCGCCATGACTAAATTTTTTATTTAGATCCATATTTTTATAGCCTTGATATATTTATATTTGTTAATCTTTTCTTTTTGAATTCCAGAGATAAAATATAATTACTGCCCCCGTACTTGTACTCTAAAAATTCCCGGGTAGGAAATATTTCTGTGGTTGCTTTTCCGAAATTTTTGAGTTTTCTGAGAATTTTTCTTTTTTTCATGCCTATTTTTATATTCTCAAATTCACCCTCTTTTATCTCAATGCTGTATAGATCTGTGATTAAGAGATAACAGGTTATATTATCTTTAACATAAAAGATATTACCGCTGGCGCTGTCTCCCACTATCCCGAATGTGTCGGGCTTGCCCAAGTATTTCCAGAGATCAGCGAGAGTCACTTTTTTCTTGCATGTCTTTAACCAGAGGAAAAAGTTATCACCTTGAGTCTTACTGAGATTCAGGCCGAACGGTTCTGTGCTTAAAGAGCTACTGTAGTTCAGAGTTGCCAGTAGTGCGATGATAATAAGGACTTTTTTCATTCTTTTTTCCTTCGTTTAAGTTAAATTCTCTTCTCATTTATATTATACATGTTTTTGTGCAGGATTATTACTTTTTTTCAATAAATTAATAACCCTTTAACATTTTTTAAGTTTTTTGCCCTTATATTAGGCTCCTCTATGATCTCTGATTTTAAAATTATTTTCTTCTAATTTCAATTTTTTTGAATAATTTAAATAAAAACTGCGTATAATCAAGATAGAAGCCATAGTTTCACTTTTTCATTCTTTCACTTAACTAAAGGAGTAGGTATATGTATGCAAAGGTTTACGAAAAACTCGACCCTGTTATTAAGGCTAACCCTGAGATAACTTGGGCTGAGTTGAAGGATAAATACCCTGAGATTGCTATCTCAAACTGGTCTTTTAATGCTCGTAAGAAAAAGTTACAGGGGTTAAAAGGTTATGGTAACGGGTTAGTAAGAGATAAAAAGAAGACAAAAAAAGGTATAAAAGAACCTATAGCTCAGCCTTTATCTGGAAAGGTATCTGTGGCAAGGATAACAAAAGCAATAAAAACGATCGCTCCTCGGACCCGAAAATTCAAAGAATATCTCAAGATTGGTAAAATTCTGGTGAAAAACCCTAATGCTGTTCATTCTCATTTGATAAAAGAAAAGAAAATCACTATGTGTGACGCAAATTTTTATCAATTCAGGAAAAAATTCTGCGATATATTGGTGCTTCCTCTAACTGTATCAATAAGTCGTACTGTGCCTGCAGCGAGAGCTTCCTCTAAGAAAAAGCCCGGACTTTATACTGTATTGTATCAGAGAGAAGCAAATGGCTTTGATGACAAAGCGAGGGAGTTAGTAACGGAAATCTTTGCAGTTCTTCAGAGAGAAAGAGTAGCTAATCTTGAAATGGTTGAACTGGTTCATCCGGAGAAGCTGATCGAAATCCGGTCATGCTCTAAATAATATAATAGTAAAATAACAGAAGGAGTATTATATGAGGATCCAAAATGTTATCAGTGCCATGAGGAAAGAGAAAGGCTGGCACGCTATAAAGTCTGAGTTCCGCGGTAAGATTATTTTGGCGAGGCAGTTCGGTATTAAATCCCCTAAACTAATCACTCTTATTTTAACCTATTCAAAGGGGAAATATTTACTTGAGCATCCGAATTATGAATATATGAACAGGATCTCGCACTTTAAATCTGTGAAGAAAGAGATAAGACTCTCTTTGAATAAAACGTATCTCAGTTCAATTATTAGGGCGTTAAAAAGAGCTGGTGTCTGGCCTCTGATTCTGAATCAGAATTTTCTCAGAGTAAATGATAATAATCGTAAATCCAATAAGGGAAAGGTCGGAAGAGAGCTCGCTAGGTTACTTTCTTAAGCTGGAGGTCGTATGATTGATGTCAATGTGCTTTGGTCA